CACTTGCAGTACTAAACGTTTGTGTCTTTTTAGTTGGAACAGTAGTTCCTCGAGGAATTAGATTTGTCATCATACCTCCAGCTGTTTCAACACCTAGAGATAGAGGAGTTACATCTAATAAGAGTAGTCCTTCTGTAGTACCATCTTTTACACCTGATAAGATAGCTGCTTGTACTGCTGCACCATAAGCAACAGCTTCATCTGGATTAATACTATGACATAAAGTTTTTCCATTAAACAAGTTACTTAACATCTCTTGAACTTTAGGAATACGAGTAGAACCACCAACCATAACAATTTCATCAACTTGACCTTTATCAATACCACTATCACGTAATACGCGTTCTACTGGTTCGATACATTGTCTAAATAGACTTGCACAAAGGTTTTCAAATTTTGCTCGTGAAATAGTAGTATTAAAATCAATACCTTCATATAATGAATCTACTTCGACAGTTGCAGATGAACTAGATGAAAGTGTTCGTTTGGCACGTTCTGATACAGTACGAAGTCGTCGAATAGCACGTTTGTCTCCAAGTAAATCTTTGTGATACTTTCGTTTAAATTCTTGTGCAAAATGTTGAACCAGTAAATTATCAAAGTCAGAACCACCCAGATGAGTATCACCTGCCGTAGCTTTAACTTCAAATACTCCATCATCAATTGTAAGTAAAGATACATCAAATGTACCACCACCTAAATCGAAAATGAGAATATTTTTTTCTTTATCCATACCTTTATCTAATCCATATGCAATTGCTGCTGCCGTAGGTTCATTAATAATACGAAGAATATTTAAACCTGCAATAACACCTGCATCTTTGGTAGCTTGACGTTGTGCATCATTGAAATAGGCGGGAACAGTTACAACTGCATCAGTAACTGAATGACCTAGATAATTTTCAGCTGTTTCCTTAAGTCTTGTTAATATCATTGCAGAAATTTCTTCAGGTGTAAAATTTTTTTGTTCTCCCTTGTATTCAACTTGAAATTTTGGTTTACCACTTGCATTTACAATAGAATAAGAAAGATTTGGTATATCTCTTTGAATAACCGGATCATTAAACTCTCTACCTATTAAACGTTTCGCATCATATACAGTATTTGTTGGATTTTGAGAAGCAGCATTTTTAGCGGCTTCACCAATTAATCTTTCTTGTTCATTAAACCCAACATATGATGGGGTTGTTCTATTACCTTGGTCGTTGGCTATAATTTCAACACGCCCATTTTGATGAACACCTACACAAGAGTAAGTTGTTCCAAGATCAATACCGATTGCTATTTGATTTGTCATTATATTTATTGAAGTGATAAAACTTTAAGTATTTTATTATCAATTTTTTTTTTGTTATAAAAAAATATGTGATTAACTGGTATTTAATCTATTGTAAATTTCTTCTTCAATCGTATCTTTACATAAAAGCCTCATTACCGTCAGTTCCTTTGTTTGTCCAATACGACAAGCTCTACCAATTGCTTGATGTTCAATTGCTATACATTCTGCTTTAATTTGATTAATAGGTTCAACAAAAAAGATATGTGTTGCTTCAGTTAAAGTTGTGCCAGAAGCAGCATTTTTTAATGACAACATAATAACATTATTTTTAACGTTGTTTCCTTTGGTATCAATACCAAATCTAAATTTACTAATAGCACTATTACGTGCATGAACATTTCCTTTAATGAAGGAATTATCAATACCATTTTCTGCTAAACTTTTACCTATTAATGATAGCATATTATCCCATTGAGAAAAGACGATAATCTTATTTTCCTCGTTTACTAATAAACTTCTAATAATTTGAATCAGTCTACCTAATTTAGCTCCATATTTTTTAATTAATGGATTTTCATCTGGTTCCTGACATAAATCCTTTTTTTTTTCAAGTGCATATAATTCCGAACCATTTAATTTTTTCTTACACATTGGACATTCACTTTTATATTTTAAACACGTGGTAATACATTCTTTGCAATAAATATGCCCACATGGTGTAAGAACAGGTTCTGTTATATCGTCAAAACAAATAATACAATTAGTATCCTCTTTAAAATCAACCTTATCATTAATTTTTTCAAGAATAGTCAACATGAACTTGGATTCACTTATAATAGATTGATAATTAGCTAATAGCATATGATAAGCCTGTGTTGAACTATCCAGACTATCTATTTTAGCTTGATATGTTTTCATTCTATTTTTATGATAATCAATAATCTTTTCTTGCATGGTATCTAAATCTACTATATTAGTAGAACTAAATATCTTTTTCATTGAATCAGCAATTAATGGATGACAACACATTTGTTGAAGTGTAATATGAGTTGTGGTATATTTTTTAGAATCATATAGTTTCCTTTCCATATCAGTTAAAGTTACCCATTCAATTTCCTCTTTATAACCAGGTATATTAATTTGATTTTCTACATCTTCTTTTCGATGTCTGATAATTAAATTTTGTAATAATTGTTCCATAAAATATTTTTTAACTATAAAATTATGTATTTTTTTATTGTCATCTGTATCACAACTATCTGTATTAATTCGACTAATATTTAAATCATCGGTGTCATCAGATATTAATTTGAATTTAATAAATTTTAGACATTCGTTGAATCCATTTAAGGATGTATATGGTGTTCCTGAAATATACCATCTATATTTACAAGATATTGTGTTGATCCATTCTAATAGAAAATCATTTAATCTATTGTTACCTATATTTCTCTCAAATATCTCATGCCCTTCATCAATAACAAATCGATTAAAATGAAAAAATTCTAATATAGGCATATTTAGCTTCATTATATCTGCATATTCCATTTCATCTCTCCATTTTTTTAACTGTTTGAAAAGAGTACTCATTCGAGTTTCATGATTATACGTAGATGGTGTTTTTGGTTCAAAATGAAGTTGTATATAATATTTAAAATTCATTAAAAAATGTTGAGTAACTAAAACCAAGTCAGCATCCTTAATATCCTGATAGGTATAAGTTGCATGAGATTTTTTCGTTAAAATAGTTACTATTTTTTTATTATTGCACGTATATTTAGTGAATTCATTAACCCATTGTTTGGCTAGATGTGGAGGAACAACTAATAAAGTTGCTTTACTATAAAATCTTTCAAAGTTGGTATTTTGAGTGTCTTTATAATATGCTCCATTTAAAGTAGAAGGAAAAGTATTATTATTTAAAAATATTAGTCCGAGCATAGAAATTGTTTTCCCAAGACCCATCTCATCTGCTAAAATTCCCCCCATGGATTGTAATTTTAAATACCTATCTTTACTAATTATTTTTGCATGTAAAGGATCCCATATATAAGTTTTATCTCCATATGTTATTTCTTGAGTGTATTTTAATTTTATTTCTTTTTTATTTTCTATATCAATCATACGTTGTATATTCTTTTTTTGATAGTCAAATAAAGTTATTTTACATTTTGGTATGTTTAGGCATAGCTGTACATCAGGCAAAAATGTTGTATTTTTTATTTGAATAATATTATAAATATTTTCAATATTTTCATTTAATTTAGCCTGATGGATATATTTTAAACTTGGACTTTTATTATTATAATAATCAATTAAATCCGTATTAATATATACTTTAACTACAACATTATTAACACTATACACTGCCGATTGATTTATTTTTATTTCCAGTGAAACTAAATTATTGTCTGTACTATATTCTATAAATATTTGTCTCAATAGATTTATAGAATTAATATGATTATTTAGTTTTATAGAAAATATAACAGAGTCGGCTTGTATAATAATAATAGGTTCATATGCATTATTAAATTCGATCCGTTTAAAAACACACTTGGTACCAGATGGTATATTTAATAATTTAGTTGGATACAAATTAAATGTTTTAAATAATTCCATTAATTAAAACAATTATATAATAAAATAATTAATATATAAATCAATTTTTATTTTGTATTGATTAAGAACCATACATAACTCCACCCATTCCACTTTCAATTACAAATATATTATAATTAACTGCATAAATACTAATAGTATTTGTATCTCCTCGACCAAATGAAATAGTATTAGTTTGATCGCTAATATCAATCTTTTCAGTTGTTCTATCTGTTAATTTTATATTTAATCTAATTGAATCAAACACAGAAAAATTACAACTACCTGTATTTTCATCTGTTGTTAAACCAAAAGAATACATGTAAATATTATGTTGTAACAAGTTTCTATAATGTTCATAGTTTTGTAAATGATGCCAAAATTTATAATCTCTAGTTGGTATTCTTTCTATTCCATTTAATTCTAAATTAGCTTCTGATAATAAATGTTTGTTTGGTAATTGATTCCATAATATATCTGAAATTTGTGTTTTATCACTTGGAATATATTGAGGTTTTCCCGAAAAGTTAAAATATTCTTTATTATTTACTGCATCAGAACTTTGAATAACATAAAAAAATTCTTTAATTGGATGATTAAAATTTAGGTAAATATTATCTATTGGACTACAACCCATTTTAATATGTTGTGTTTGTGTTATTAGTATTTCATGTTTTTTATCAACTATTGCTTTTCTTTCTTCTCCTTCTAGAAAAATATAATTACAATCCAATCTAATATCTGATAAATTCTTTTGTGTTATAGTTTGTGTTGTATGAACAAAATTTAGTTTACTTGTTTCTGCATTTTTTTCTAATTCATCCAATGTACTTGTAATTTGTTTTAATACTAAATATACTTCACTCCAAGGTCTTAATTTTATTTCTACTTCTATTTCCTGATATGATAAAGCAAGCACTGGTAAGGACTTGGTGATATTATCAGTAAAGAAGAATTTAAGAGGTATATGTACATATTGAGACTCGATTTTAGTATTAGGAATAATAAAACTTTTATCATGTCCCAACATACAAAGTTTACTCCATGATGGATTATATAAATCTGTATGGAATTGTAAATATTCACCAGTATACTCATCTATTTTTTGACCACCTATTCTTAAAGTAACCTTTTCAATCATAAAATTACCAATATAATCTTGCCATTTAACACGGTATTCACTAGTAATTTCATTTTCACTAAAATCACTTACTGATAATGATGGTAGTTTTACAACAAAATACATATTGGATAATAAATCACCAATTGGTTTTATTTTAAATGTTGCTTTTTCATTCCATGTTACATTTCCCGTTGGATAAACACTGGAAGAAGATTTTGAAAAATTTGTTATACGTCGAATTGAATTTTGAAATACACTTGTTTTTATATTTTCATCATATAAATATTTATCCATTTCACCCTTTGCGACTAATTGCATTAATGCGCCTCTAGACATTATATACTATATTAGAATATAATATATTACGTTTTATATCTTTATTATTTATAATGATGTTGTTTCAAATATTTTACTGATAACAAGATATGGGTCCATACTACTTGATGGACGCCTATCTTCAAAATATCCTTTTTTATTACTTATTGTTTCTCGTGGAACACGAATAGAGGCGGTTCTATCGGCAACACCAAATGTAAATTTATCCATTGAACTAGTTTCATGTAAACCAGTTAATCGTTCATTGTTATCATCACCATATACCTTAATATGTTCTTGGTGTTTCTCTGATAATTTTTTAATAGCATTTTCTATTTCTTTATATCCATCATCCTCACGCATAGGTTGAGTGCTAAAATTAACATGACAACCTGACCCATTCCAATCTCCCTTAATTGGTTTGGCAGAAAAATCAATACCAAGTCCGTATTTTTCTCCAGTTCTAATTAAAATATAACGTAACATGATTAAATCATCACCTGCATCTAATCCCTCTTCTCTTAACTGTAATTCACATTGACCTGGTGCTACTTCAAAATTTAATCCAGTTATATTTAAATTGGTGTTTAAACAATTATATAAAGCTTCTTCACCAGCACATCTACCATATGCAACTGGACCACCAACTCCACAATAATAAGGACCTTGTGGTGGCGCACCTCCATCAATTCTAAAACCAATAGGCAAGTTTAGCTTTGGATTAATAAAAAAGAATTCTTGTTCAATCCCAAACCATGGCTTCAATTCTGGTTTCAGTTGAAAAATCGTTTCAGCAATTACTCTTGTATTACTTGGATGTGGAGTACAATCTGGTTTCCATGTATCACATAATACAATATGTGAATCATATCTATTATTAGGTGCAAAAGGATTAGGATATATTTTTCTAGGTTTTAAAATAACTTCTGAATCGTTACCAATAGCTTGTTTAGTTGAACTACCATCATAATTCCATTCTGGTAAATCTGATACTTTAAAATCTTTTTCACCATCCCATACTTTAGTTTTTCCTCGTAGATTATTATCCCCGTCTAACCATATATATTCTAATATAATTTTCATATTGGAAATTATATTAAAATTACCCTTAAATAACTATAACATAAATACATGTCCACATTCTAAACATGTAACAAATGGTGTAGCGGGTTCATCACCACTTCTTATCTGTTTTTCTACTATAGAACAGTTTCTTTGTTTACATTTTTTACATTCAAAAGCATCACTTTGTTTATTTTCTTTCATTTCATTTTTTTTCTGTTTTTTTACAACATCGCTATATTTTTCAGGATTTAATTCGCTCGGTCTCATAAAAGCTAATTTTTCTGGTTTTATTTTATTCTGTTTTATTGCATGGATAATATATTGTAAATTTTTATTAGTTAGAATACATA